CTTTTGGTTTAGGCTTCGGTTTTGGTTTAGGTTTTTTTGCCATATTTATTCTTGCGTCCACAAAAATAGTAAAATTCATCTTTCGCAACGCACAAAATAGCTGGTACGGTGTAAATAACCAAAATCGTCTTAGTCCTAACAGTCGTTGCATATAAGATACGCAACTATGTTCTTTGACCCACCACTCTCCTCTAAAGTTAGGTGTTTCTTTTTCATCTCCTTTAAGAACGATACCATGTAATCTTTTGACGTAGCTTAATACTTTTTCTGATTGTTTTCGTGATAATATTTCCACATTAAGCCTTCCGTATAAACCTTCGACCATTACCCAACATTTATGTTCGGCATTAAACGTCATAGCTCCTACATGCGTAAATCCTTTCTTACGCCATTTAGTATACCAAGGAGGATTAAAAGGTGTGTAGAAAAAGACTAGCCATTCAGTCCGAATACGTTCCAAGATTTCCTTTTAGGTTTATTAATTTTATCAAAAACATTCCATTCTGTTTTTGCTTTAGTAGGTTGCATTGTTTTTTTACCATGTAAGATAGCTCTACCTTCACCAGCTCCCATTAATAAATACTGTAATGAATCGTGAATATGGGAGTATCTATTTTTATCTGGCTTTTCATCATAGCGTTCACCTGATGTTTGGATACGTCTATAATGATACCCCCCATTGAAACCTTTTTTTAAATTAGTACATCTATTATCTAGTAAAAAGCATGGTTTTCCGTCAGCCATTTTATTCAACATGGACTCTACTGCTTCAATTCTAAGAGCTACATCATTAGAAGGAGCTGGAATTGCTTTAACTCCAGCTTGTCTAAGCATTTGAAACGGAGTTCTCTCATCTGTTTGAGCTCTAAAATCTCCTGCTGGGTCACCAAATATTTCTGTTTCAAAGTTTCGGTAATATTTTGTAATATGATGTTTTAACATTTCAGCAAAACGTAAAGCACCCATATCAAAACATACTAACTCCGATAAGATTATCCATCTTCCTGTAGCTAGTCTTTGACCAAAGGTTGCAGCTGGTGTCAATCCAAAGTCAATACCAACATATAATGTAGAATTAGGGTCAGGAAGTAATGGCTCTTTAGCAAGGTGCATTTCTTCTCGCCAACTAGGATATACTGGCTTCCCTTCTTCTAAAGAACCTAGTTTATTAAGGACATAAACATCAATCCAGCCTTTCGTCTTGCCATTAATAATATTATTGTAGTATTTGGGCGTTAAATTTTTTTTATTTTCGGCAAAGTCATTATCTTCATAGGCTTCTAAGTCACCAACTTTACTTCTTTTCTCTTTCATACCCCCAGGCTGAGTATAAAATGACCAGTTATCAGGTTTGACTAGCATTAATGCTTCATCACGTCCTATATGATCTGGTACAGGTACATCACCAGCCATAATGGGCCACCAATGATCTTCTTCTGGGGCGTTTGTATCGCAAATAACCCCATACCAAGAAGCACCACCTTCTCGCATAGAAGGAAATCTACCTACCCTCATAGTACAAGCGTCAATAATGGACTTCGGTATCTCTCTTGCTTCATTAACCCATACCCCAGTCAGCTCTAATGAGAGCAATTTCTTTACATCTTCAGGTCTATCAAGAGCTAGGAAGATAACTTCGCAATCTATATCCCCTTGTTTTATATGATGTGTATAAGGAACTGACCATTTAAACCGACCCCAGACATTTTCATCATACCAATCAAGCCATGTCTTAATAGTAGTGGTTTTAAGCTGTGGATTGGTATTTCTAATGACTGCCCACCTAGACTTTCTAACGCCTTGGGCATTGGGTTTCTGTTGTAAAGCTCTTCTAAATATTTCCACACAACAGGCAACCGATTTGCCACTCCCAACAGGACCCCTAATCCCCCTAAAGAAGTCCTCAGACTTCATAAAATTTTTTAGAACAGCCCCATAGGGCTTATAGCTAAATTCGGTCACTCTGTTTTTCCTGAATCAACTCCAGCTTTAATAAATTTTTCTACCACATCAGGAGCAAAGCTCTCAATAAGCTTATCGGCTTCATAATCGTTAATATGCTCTGTGGGATAATTCTTTAAATGTACCTTCTTAACTATTTTTCTTAATCGTCGTCTATCCGTTATTGATATGCTTTGGAGGAAACTCATTGGTATTATCCTTATATAATTGTTTGCGTAGGTCTGATTTTTCTTCGAGGTGCTTTTCAAGGCTTTGAAGAAGTATCTTATTCTGTTCTTTAAGGTCTTTGATTTCTTTTTCTAATTCTCTCATTCTCTTATCCATTTTGTTTAGTGAAAAAAAACTACTCTAAAGGGAAAAATATATATTGGGTACTCACATACCTTCGTGTTTGGAGAGGCTTGAACCTTTTTTTAGCTCTAATGTTTGTGTAGTAGTTCTATAGGTAGATTTGTGTTCGCTTTTTCGCCCCACGGGTCGATAAAGCTCAATCTATCTCATAATGACTGAGTACCGTGTAGTTAAGATAGATCAATATTAATCTTAATGTCACCTTGTATATCGTGTTGCACCTTATCTGGTGCGCGTATGCCAGCTCGATCTAGTATATCTCTACTCGCTTCTAGCTGCACATATTCACTCTTGGCTCCGTTTGATAACTCAACTAGCTTCTTACTCGCTGTCACAGCGCCTAACCCTATAGTGTTTGCAACCCTCTCGACCATGTACCTCTGTACGTGTGGTAGTCGTAACGTTCTACTTGCTACTACTCTACCTGATTCTCCCTTTGCATATCCTACCTTTTGACTAGCTTCAGCTATGCTACATCCTGTGGTTACGATAGTATCAACTAGGTCTCGTTGTTTAGTGGTTAACTCGTTCTTCTTCAAACATCACCTCTTAGCACGAATAGTCATTTAAAATCCTTTGTCAACTAACATTACATTACATATCATTACTGCTCTATGCACACAATGGGCTTGGATTAGATTCACACCCTAGATTAGTCCAGTCTCTCGATGTTCACGAACGTACAGCAGACGACTATCCAACTAGGGCGGCTCTCTAATCCACATGAGCTAAACTCATGTCAAAAACGTCTCTCTCTCTCTCGTGACTGGGTTTTCATTTTAGCATAATCGAGAATCCCAAGTAAAGCTATGTTCCGCTTCATGTTTGTCAGCGCTTAAGTGCGTAGCGCTTCCTGTACGAGAACAAGCTTGACTAGAGATGATTCACGATTTGCAAATGTTAACTCCTTATCGTCACGAAAGTAGTTCGTGATGTCGCAAAACACATCAATAAGGAGTCAAAAATGATATTAAATGATGTAAAAGTAAATTTCAAATCTATTCTAAATAATTGGTTTGAAAATGAAGATAAAATTAATCAATTAAGAAAAGAATCACAAAGATTTAGGGAATTAGAAAGCCAATTAGAAATGGCTAAATCAAGTGATGATTATGACAGAGTTAATGACTTAGTTCAGTATATGATAACTGAATTTAAAGTTGTTATGTCAAAAATATAGGTGGTTATATGAATAAATTAGAAACATTTTTCATATGCTTCCTAGTATCGTTTTTAATCAGCTACATGGTAGCGCAATACATAAGGATATTAATATGATTAGTAAATCAGTGATTATGACATATCAAGTAACCAAATGGTTAATGAGTGATGATGTTAAATTAATTAAGAAATTAATTCGTAAATTTAAGAATAAGAAAATTAATAAAAAGAAAAAATAGGAGTATAAATCATGACGGATAAATACAATATAACACAAGAAGATCAGCAATTAATATTAGACGCTAGAGATTTCGGTTTCGAAACTGCTAATATATTAAATAAAGCATTAAAAGAAATATCTGATAATGCTGCTAATGAATCAATTCATATCCAAGAAGATTGGGATTGGAAATTGAAATTCATTACACAAACATTCTTTGGCTCAGTTCAAAAAGCTAAAGATTCCAATGTAAGAATAAAAAAATACTTACTATGGTTAGAAAGACAACAGAATGTTGATGATAAAATGGAAGAAGCCAAAGAAACAACGATTAAAAATAATTGTCGTTTAGGTTTTTCCAAAGAAGTATCAGAAGTATTACAAAAAACATATC